GAGGAATTTTTCTTACAGTTGTGTCTAAAATCTTTTCTGATAATATTCCTGATTTATCTTTTGTAGCTTCTTTTGCTAATTGTTCTTTTGTTAAAATTGGTTTTTCTCCACCTCCTGGTATAAAATTACCAAGTGGTCCACTTCTAAGATTATCCATGGAATATGAGTCTAAACCACCACTTGCTCCTTCAGCTCCACCTAAATATCTTGCACCTCTACCAAAACCGTAAGTTAGTGCTCCTTGTTTAAGTGCATCACTAATACTACCTCTTTGATCAAATCTTCCAATACCTCTCATAGCTGCTGCTATACCTGGTTGAAAGGGTGCAACAAAAGGTGCAGCTTTAACTGCAATATCTGCTAATTCATTTGGAATAAGTTTTCTAAATCTATCTTTTATTTTACTACCTAAACCAAATTTTTCTCTACCGACTAAACTTCCTAGTCCATATTTTTGACGTATAGAACCTACGGTCATTCCACCTCTGTTTTGTAACTGTCTTTGCATAAGAGCTCTGTTTATCATATGTGTAATTTAATTAAATTTTAAGGCAGGAATTTCACCTGAGTTTACTAATCTACTAGGTTTTTCCTAGTAAATCAAGACTATGTTATAGTATCTCTAGGTTTAATTTGTAAAGCAGAAAGCACCACATGTAGTCTATTTGCGGTTGCTGCTGTAACTTTTAACACTTCACTTTCCTCTAATACTAAAGGCGCTGTTAATAGTTCTGTAGTTCCATTAGCTGCTATAGTTTTAGTCTTAAATAAACTAAATACAGCAGAAGCTGTGTCAGTAATAGTGACTGTTATTGTGTCAGCATTACCTGAATCTTCTGATACTAGTATAGACTTTATTACACCAGTTGTAGCAGACGGAACTGTATACAATGTTGTAGCACTTGTCGATGTTAAATCTACTTTTTTATTTACAAAAGAATTTGCCATTATGCTAAAAAGAAGTTAAACGCTTCTACTTCATCTTTTACATCTTGTTGAAACGTTGTGTTAAGTTTTTGTACAATACCATCTATATCTCTAAGAAAAGACAATTGTAATTGTTGATCATACTCTTTACCTTGTTGTGTTAATGATTGTACTATTCTAGCCATTATCTTCTACCATCTGGTTGTATATCTAATCTAAATGTACCAAGTCTCCAAAACTGACTTGTACTAGTATTATCTACTTTTAACGATATTGATCTAGCTCTTGCACGTGTATCAATTTTCTGTGTACCACTTGTTATTGTAAAAGGTCCTAACGAAGAACTTGCAGAAACATCATTTGGAAAGTCTCTTAAGTTTAATGTAATTCTTGCATCACCTGTTTGTGATAAAAAGTCTGGTATTATTCTTCTAATTTTCATCATGTACTCACCATCATTACCTGTTCCTATTAAACCACCTGATTGTCCAATATCAAAATCTCCTGATTCTATGTTGGCTGCAATGGCAGTAGTTGATCCTTCTTTAACTTGGTTTAATCCTGTCTCATGTTCATAGTATGTTGATGTACCATCAGTACATCCAATGACATGGTCTTTGCTTGTTGAAGGTGTTGTACCACTAGAATTATATTCTGATGCATGAGGTTTACCAAATACAGCAGAATCTTGCCACGCCGTTCTAGCTAATGTACCTGTAGTCCATACAGGTCTTTCAGATGTTGAATCTAAATAATTATAAGTTACAACTCTATTAACAATTCCTGAGCCTGAGTTAGGGTAGAACCACATAACCTCACCAAACAAGTTGTTTAGCCCTGCATTGATGTGTTCTTTAGGTATTACATTAATATCATCATAAACAAAATCTTCTACTAAACATGGTAATGATTCTAGTTTACCTGTGTATCTAAAGAAACCATTATCTGACATCCAATAAGCAGAACCATCAACTTCAACACAAGCATTCTTACCTATTAATCCACAGTTTGTACCTACTTGTTGAAAAGAAAAAGTAAATGGTGGTCCAACAAATCTCATAATAAATAAAGCAGTATCAGTCCAAATGTATGTAGCATCACGACCTCTAAGAGCTCCTACTATTCTTGATCCATCAGATAGTCTTTGTGTACCTGCTGTGTTAGTCGCTGTGGGTGTGTAAGTATTAATATCTTCTTGAGATGAAAATCTTATAAACATTTCGTCTTGTGAAGATTTAGTTCCAATAGTTGTTTCTGTTCCAAAAAATATTAAGTGACGATCGGGTGCAGATACTAACATATTTCTAGAAGCAGTTGGTGCTCCTGATATAATTACTGCTCTTGTGTTTGTAGCGTTTGTTGCATTAGCACTCCAAGAAAAACTTTCTCCATTAAAGATAGATGCAATTAATGTATTACCAAAATTATCTAATGCCCATAAACCAGGATCAGTTACAACGTCTCCTGATGGAGCTGAGTTCCAACCTGCAAACTTAGAAGCATCTGTAACTGTAGCTCCTGATGAATGAGATGCAGCAGTTGTGCCTGATGCTCCTCTAGTTAAACCTGATAATGTGTTACCACTTTTTCCTGTGTATGTAATTAATTCTGAGGCTATAATAACTGTTCCTGTCGATGGAAAAGATGTAGCACTAGCCATAGTTAAACTTGTAACTGATGTATTAATGTTTGCAGCTAAAGTAGAAACAAATTGTCCTGATTGTGTTCCACCCCATTGTCCTAAAGCCCAACCTGTTGAGGCAACTTCTTGAGCTGGTCCTACAGGGTAATAATGTTTTACTCTAATACCACCAGAGGTAGTTGCTCCAGAACCACCTTCATTAGAGGCCATGGTTACTGTTAAAGTTGTTGATGTAGGTATAGATGTAACTTGAAATTTATTGTCATCAAAATTAGTAGATACAAAATTAGAACCTGTGATAGCTGTAAAGTTATCTAATAATAAAATATCACCTGCACCAATACCATGATCAGATGCAAAAGTAATAGTTACAACAGCTGATCCATTAGTTGTAGAGAAAGCATTAGTTAAAGTTGTTGTAGTTTTTAAAGGATGGATGTCATAAAAAATACCACCAGAGTATGCATATAAAATTCTATTAGTTCCTAAGGCTGCATACTTAATACCTGATGTATTTATAAAATGATGAATAGCTGTGTTACGACCTGTAATATCAACAGAACCTAATTGTGCCCAACCACCTATTTTTTCAGGTGTACCATATCTAAATCTAACATTGTCTCCAGCTTTCCATTGTCCTTCACCACCAGTTGAAGTAACTTGTTTATTAAACCCAGGCTGAAATCCTATTTTTTGTAACATATGTCCTTTAGATTATATTAAAGTGCGTTGTGAATCAACGAGTTTTGGGTATACCCAACATAGGTCTTTTATCATATAAATTGGACTTTGCAAAGCGTCCATTTGCATGATTGTAGTGTAGGAATACTTGTCCGCATAACTCTCCTTGGAAAGGTTCTCTCCAATGCTCTAGTTCGCAACCAGAATATATAAGCATATCTCCCGGATTTAAATCAACTCTTATTCCTTTAGGTGCATCAAGTTTCATTACACCTTGATATTCATTAATAACATTATTAGATCCTGTTGGATCAATAAATATAGGCCATATATCACCACCTAGATTAACGGTTGTTGATATCTCACAACTAGGTCTATCTTTATGTCTGTTTAAGATTGACCCTTTTTCATAAATTCTAGCATATGAATAAGTAGGTAATAAATCTAAACCTGTTTTTTCTTTCATAACAGGTAATGTTTTAACTAATAAAGTTTCCATAACATAATCAGCATAAATAGAATAAATTCCTGGAACCTGTTCATCCTTCCAAGTGCCGTGCATAGAATTTTTTGCTATGTAATTGTTATCATACATAAATTTTACAGCATCTCGTTTAAGTAAAAAATAATTAAAACAAAAGTTAGCTAACTCATAAGATATAGCATTCCTAATAACTTGATATTTATTTTGTTCAAAACTCATATAGCTAAGGGTACTCCGTTTTTATGTATTTTTTTATATTTTTTAACGGCTGCTTTTAAAGTTGCAACGTCTTCGTTAGGTACAATTTGTATATCATACTCTTTTATACCTAAAATTAAACCAGCGATAAATCTTCTTGATCCCATACATAATCTGTAGATGTTATTTTTTTCTGTACAAATTAAAGGATTAATAATACCATTTTGTTTTATATCTTCTTTTAATTTTTTCCAGTTTTCATTTTCAGTCTGCATCATTCTACCTTTTTCTGTTTGCATATTTTTATTTCTAAATACAATTTTATCTTTGTGTACAATCATATCTGTATAAAATTAAAGGAAACAGATATTCTCCAGTTCTTTTCGTCTTCCTCTGTGTTCATATTTATATCTACACCATGTGGTTGCCATGATGGAAAAAATATCATTCTTCCTTCAATTGCATCATACGATACTACACGCCACAGTTCTTTAGGTATGTTGTCCACCCTTCTTGGCATGTAAGTATTTGGCCCGGGTCTTGGATCTTCTAAAAATAGTTTACCAGAATCTTTTGGTGCTTTAACATAATAC